ATAGTACCTGCGATGAAATGGTTTATCCTAACGACAAAATTATGGTAGATGAAAATGCATATCCTGTTGGGGATATTTTCGGTATTAACATATATGAAGCAACTCATATACGTACTAAACAGAAAATATATATAACAGCAAACGAGATTGTACGATGAAAGAAAGTCTAGATGAAAACGTAAATGAAGGTACACTTGACGAGCTCTCACCCGCTACAATACAATCATATAAGAAAGCCGCATCAAAGAGTAACTATAGTGCTGCACAAAAATATGCTCGTGTTGCTGCATCTCCTACCTCTAGAAAATATAAAAATAAAGAGATGGATAAGCAAGATGATATTATGCGTAAGCGTAAGGCGGGTCTTGCAATGGCTGATAAAAAAGAGTCAAATGAATTAGATGAGAGAACACCAATTCGTCCTACAGTTCAAGACAAGAAGTTAAAAAACTTACGCGTTCCAAATCCAAAATATAAAGGGTTTATTAATCGTAAGAGAAAAAATCAAAGATCGTCCGATATTTACAGAGAAGACGCACCAGCAGTTAGTACTGGTTCTATTCCGTCACCTGCTGATACAGCTATGGGGCCGAGAATTAAAACAGTAAATGTAACTGATCGCCGTCGTAAAAAAGATAAAATACCAGTTCTTTTGAAAAGATTTAGAAAATATATAGAAGATAATGCTTAAAGTTTATGCTCTTATAATTGTACTTGGTATTCTTGGTGGTGTAGGCTACGGAGCCAAATACTACTATGATACAACACAAGCAACCATTGCTACCCTACGAGAAAATAATGTGAAGCTTGAAGGTGCAGTAGAAACTGCAGAGGCAAGTATAGCACTAATGCAAGAAAATGCTGCTAAGATGCAAGAATTAAATAATCAATTAGCTTCTGATCTAAGACAGGCAGAAGCATACAGTGATGAACTAAGGTCTAAGTTCTCGAGACTCAATCTTGTACAAGATGCGCTTCGGGATAATGTAAAATTAGAAGGAAAGATGAATGGCGCGACTGCTAAACTTTGGCGTGAGCTCATGGTTGATACCGGTAATACTGACAACGTCCCTCTTCCTAGTTGGTTGCAGCCGCGTCCAACCGGAACCGGAGATCAAAGTAGTAACCAAGGTGGAGAAAGTTCAGATACCAACAGTATCGAAACCGAAACCACTACAGCTAACTGACGTCCGTGTATTTGTAGTAACTAAAGATACCCTTGAATCATTCGAAGCAGAATTCAAGGATACTTATGGTGAATTGGCATTTGTTGTTCTTTCTATGCGTGACTATGAAAACCTAGCACTTAATATTGCAGAAATGAAAAGATATATAGGTCAACAAAAGAATATTATAGTTTATTACGAAAAGGCAGTGACTGAAAATCCTGAAGACGATATTGAAAAAAGTAAACAACTGGTGGATAACTGACCTAGAAGAAACGAAATGGTTTGAATATTGGCCTAATCCAGAACAATGGCAAAATTATTTCTGTGAATTTACTGTAGATTATTTCTGTCCAGGACCTAGAAGAGTTTGTCTTGACGTTGGTGCTAATATCGGTCAGACAACCATCGGCTTTTCACCATACTTCCAAAAAATAATATCATTTGAGCCTAATCCTCCTGTCTACGAATGTCTCTTAAAAAATATAGAAGAACATAATTTAAAAAATGTAAATACATACCGTATCGGTATTGGTAATGTTGTAGAAAAAAGAGATTTTAAATACAATCCCAACAGGCCAGGAATAAGTCGATTTCTAGAAAACGGAGAAAAAGCAGGAGGTTCGGCTAGTAGGCGTACTAATATAAAAATAGACACTTTAGATCATTTTTTATCTAAAGATATAGAAGTCGATTTTATAAAAATAGACGTAGAAGGCTACGAAGAAAAAGTCGTCATCGGAGCCAAGAATCTTTTATTAAATCATAAACCTACCGTAGTCTTAGAAGTAAGGCCAGCACACGTTAAGACTCATAAACCCCGAATAGATAAATTTATGAGACAAATAGGATACACCTGTTTGTATAAAAGAAGAACCGATTATTATTATGTTCATGATTCCAAAGCAGAGAAAATTGTTACCCGTTTGCTTTCCGATAAGGAAAAAAATAACTGGGAATAAAATCGAAAATAACGATATATCGGGGTTTACAAACTTCCAATAACGATATATAATACTACCATCAAATGAAAATAAATTAAAACACTGAAAGCAATTTTCGGTGCAGGGGTCTTTTATGCAAAATACCATTAAAATTAATAAGAAAAAAGATAGCCTACTAACAGAATATGCTGTTGGTATGCTCAAAGATTTTTATATGAGAAAGAATGAATCGTCACCTCAAGAGGCATATGCTCGTGCAGCAAGTGCATGGGCAACTTTCCAGGGCAATACAGACGAACTTCTAGCTCAAAGATTATATAATGCAGTTTCAAACAAATGGTTTATGTTTGCCTCACCTGTTCTTTCGAATGCACCAAATGGTACAAAGAATGACAAAGGTATGCCTATATCTTGTTTCTTGACATATGTTCCAGATACGCTGGAAGGATTAATCGAACATACTTCAGAATTACGTTGGCTATCTGTTTATGGAGGTGGAGTTGGCGGTCATTGGAGTGACGTACGTACAGTATCTGATATTGCTCCTGGCCCTATGCCATTTCTACATACGGTAGATGCTGATATGATTGCATATCGCCAAGGACGTACCCGTAAAGGCTCATACGCAGCCTATATGGACGTTTCGCATCCGGATGTTATAGAATTCCTTAATATGCGTATACCGACTGGTGACGTACAGCGTAAGGCTCTTAATTTGCATAATGCTATTAATATCTCTGATGCATTTATGAATGCAGTTATAAATGATGAAGATTGGGATTTAAAAGATCCGAAGGACGATGAAGTAAAAGAAACAGTAAATGCACGTAAACTTTGGCAACGTATTATTGAAACACGTTTCCGTACTGGGGAGCCTTATTTAAACTTTATAGATATAGCAAATAAACATTTACCGCAGAATCTAAAAGATTTAGGATTAAAAATTCATGGTTCCAACTTGTGTAATGAAATTCATTTACCAACTTCTGCTGAACGCACTGCGGTCTGTTGTTTATCTTCTCTCAACCTTGAACTCTATGACGAGTGGAAGGATACTACTCTTGTCGAAGATCTTATCATTATGCTTGACAATGTCCTCGAGTATTTTATCGAAAATGCTCCTGATACAATTTCGAGAGCAAGGTTCTCTGCGGAACGTGAGAGATCTATCGGACTAGGTGCAATGGGTTTCCATTCACTCTTACAAAAGCACGGTGTTGCCTGGGAGAGTGATCATGCAAGAGAAATGAATAAAGTCGTATTTGAAGATATTCAGAAACGTGCTATTTCCCAGACAGAAAAGCTTGCGCAGGAGAGAGGTGAATATCCGGATGGTATTGGTACAGGTCGTCGTAATGCACACCTTATGGCTATTGCACCAAATGCATCATCTGGCATTATTCTTTCTACCTCACCGAGTATTGAACCAAGTAAGGCAAATGCATATACACATCGTACACGTGCAGGTTCTTTTCTTGTTAAGAACAAATACCTGGAAGAAGTATTAGAAAGGCACGGCGAAAATAACGAATCTATATGGACTTCTATTATTACAAATAAAGGTTCAGTACAACATCTACCATTCTTGACTGAAGGTGAAAAGGCAGTATTTAAGACAGCACAAGAGCTTGATCAAAATTGGGTAGTACAACATGCTGCAGATAGACAACCTTATATTTGTCAAGGTCAATCAGTAAACGTATTTTTCCCTGCTGGTGCAGAAAAATCGTATGTAAATAAAGTACATGTAAAAGCATGGAAGGAAGGACTAAAAGGTCTTTACTACTTACGTACGGAAGCAAAGCAACGTGCAGAAAATGTTTCTGAAAAAGTAGAACGTGTAGCACTACAGGGTGATGATCGTAATATCGTATATGGTAAGATCGATTGCCCATATTGTGCAAGAGCAAAAGAAGAACTTTCTTTACGTGGTATTCAGTTTGATTATATTGACCTAGAAGAAATTGGCAAGACCGCAGCAGAAGTTACAGGACGTAAAGTAAAGACCGTACCACAAATTTACATCAGTGGCCAGTATGTTGGTGGCTATGACGAACTAATGGAATATTTAAATCAACCGATGACAATAGAATCAGGCGACGAGTGTCGCGCATGTGAAGGCTAAGAGGAGAAAACATGTCACTTACAGAAGTATCTAAAACTTATCGCCCAT